ATGGCAACTACAAACGCACAGCGACAAGCGGCTTACCGGGCAAAGCATCTTCAGGGTGTCGAAGGCCAGGGCGAGCGGCTGAACATCGTCATCAGCGCACAGGCAAAACGGTCGCTCGAACGGCTCGCAAGCTGTTACGGCGTAACGCAGCGGGCCATGATAGAGCGGCTTTTGCTTGAGGCAGAACATGCCGCGATTGACGCAGCCGTGGCGATACCAAATGGGCAGGCAGACTTTTACGCTGGGACGTTGCTGCTCAAGCAAGATAGCGTTACGGCGTAACGAAACAGAGCCCGCTGGGGTTTTTCTAAACGAAAGTAAATCCGCCATCGGCGTAAATCTCGGCTTGCTCGGTGGACTGCGCTGCGACTCCGAACGCTTGCGCCATGGCTTGCAGGCCATCAATTCGGCCCGTTGCCTTGCCCTTGTCCAACTTGCGCCCGCCGGCCGGGTCTTTGATGACGATGGCGTTTGCCGCGCACATGCCAAGAACAGGGTGGCCACCATGCGCGACACGGGCATTCAGCAACTCAGCCTCAAGCGCATCAAGTGCCGGCGCCATATCGCGGAACCCTTGACCCCAATTCACCAGGGGCAGATCACAGCCGATTTTGTCGAACTCTTTTTTCATGAGGTCGATGCGCCAGCGGTCGTATGCGATGGCCTGCACATTCAGCCCGGCCAAAATCGCGGCCATGTCGGCGGCGACAAATTCGTAGTCCACCGTTGCGCCCGGCGTGCTGTGCAAATAGCCTTGCCGGTGCCACACGTCATAGGGTGCCCGGTCACGCTTGGCGCGGTCGCTCAGGCCCTGCTCAGGCGTCCAAAAGTGCGGGACTACATGCCACACGCCAGCGATGCGCCCAATGATGACAAGGGCGGTCAAGTCGCAGCGTGCCGACAAGTCAAGGCCACACCAGACAGGCGCATCACCGAAGGGCAGGACAGCACCAGCGCAGGATTGCCAGACGTTGGGCGATATGAAGGCGCTCACGGTCGTGACACGCTGATTCAGCAGCAGATTGCGGGCGCTGTTTTCCATGGACGGCATGCGCTGGGCTTGCGTCAATTGCTCCTTGAGGTCGTCCAGGCTGCGGAACAGGCCCAGCGCAGGGTTAGCGGCCTTCCATGCGCTTTCGTCCATGAGGTCGCAGCCCTTTGGCGCGGCGTAAACGTGCGACACGATGCGCGGGTCTTTGCTGGCCTTGGCGTCGTCAATCCAGACGCTCAGTAAATCGGCGTCGTTGGCTGCGCTCGTTGAAATAGCGATCAGCAGCGGCGCAGCGTGTGCGCCCTGACTTGTCGTGATGGCGTCGATAAAGTCGGATTGCGGGCCACGCACTTGGCCGATTTCGTCCAGGATGGCGAGCACAGGACTCAGGCCGTGGGCGGTCTTGCCGTCAGCAGCCAGGGCCTTGTACTCGGTGTTCAGCGGCAGGCCCAGCAGGCGCTTGCCGGATGGGATGATGCGCACGATGCCGGACAGGGTGGGCGAGAGTTGCACCATCTTGCTGGCCAGGTTAAACACCAAGCCGGCTTGGTCGCGTGACATTGCACCAGATACCAATTGCGCGTTTTGCTTGGCTTCAGGGCCTACCAGGTGGGCTAGCAGTAGGCCAGCGATCAACCCGGATTTTCCATTCTTACGGCTCACGCTCAAGATGGCGCGGCGCGTCCCGGCTGGGTTGTCGTACACGTCCCGGATGAACTGTTTTTGAAACTCAGCCAGGACGAAGGGCCTGCCCACATGCGCACCGTCTGGGGTAAGACAGTGTTTTTCAATGAAGGCGATGACGCGGGCGGCGCGGCTCATTACTTCACGGCGCGTAGGGTTGGAATCAGGTCGTCATCGTCTTGAGCGGCGCTGCGCTCGTTGGCTAGGGCTTTGCGGCCGTCTTCGCTTGCGCCTACCGTGGCGACTGCGTGAACGTGCAGGGCGCGGGCCAGGCTCACTACTCGTTTTGTCAAAGTCTCCACCAGGACAGCGGCCGGGTTAACCTTGCCGTCTTCAGTCACGTAGCCGTTAGCGTCGACCACTTTTTGCAGGCGTTCAATATCTGCCTGACTGCGGGCCATGTTGCCAGCGGTGCAGAGATCCACGGCCGTCCAGGTATCGCGGGCGCGGCTTGTGACGATGGCATTCCAGAATGGCCGGTCGCCAGGACGCAGGGCCACATGCTCAGGCGGATCGAGCGGCCCCAGCGCCACAGCTTGCGCAGCGCGGACAGCAGCCGATGCAGAGTCGGAACGGTTGCGCTTAGGTATTGTTTTCATACAACACTTTCACGGTTAGCGTTAAAAGAAGGGGTAACGGTCGGTTTGTGGCCATCGGTTCCCAGCGATCTTTTCAGGTCGGCATCAGGACGCATCAGGACAGGCTCAGGCGCGTTGTTCCATGGGTGGCTGGGGTCTAGTGGCATGCCGTTCAGGTCGCAGCCCATGCGCACGTTGTGGCCCATGTCGCGGGCGGTTTTGCGTGAGTGGCATTCATGGCACATCGGAACCAGATTCACCAGCTCGTTATTGCTCGGGTCGTTGTCGCGGTGGTCAACGTCGCTTGCAATGGTCAGTGCGCCTTGCTGGGTGCAATGCCGACACATTGGTTCACCAGCCAGCACATGCGCCCGGAGCTTCCTCCATGCCGCGCCGTCCAGTGCCAGTGTGCGGCCGTTGTCGCGCTGCTTTTGCTTGAGCGTCTTGGTGTGACTCGCTAAAGTCTGTAGGCGCGGCTTTAGAGTCAGCAGCGGCCTATGCTGTTTGATTGCTGTTGGCATGGTCAATCCCTTCGATAACAGGCAGGTTTTCTAAGCGCCTGGCCTCCGATGGCAGCATCCAGCCGGCACGTATGCCCGACTCGTAGAACGATGCGCGGCCGGTAGAGTCACCTCGCAGCATGGCGTCAGCACTGTGCTCGGCAAAGTAGATCCGTGCGCCTGCGGGTGTGAGCAACTGACGGGAGATTGCTTGCTCCCAGGCGGTCATGTAGCGGCCCAGCGTATGCACGATGAACCAGCGGGCCATCTCCACCGAGTTGCTGAAATTGGCGTGACTCAAGTCACCGATCAGGACGGGCGGGATCTTGAATATGCGGGCGACTTCCTCAGTGCTGAATCGGCGTGATGCCACAAAATCAGAGTCTTCCAAGCTCATGCTCAAAGGCTGAAATTCCACTCCGCTTTCTAAGATTGCCGTCCGGCCGCTGTTGCCGCCTCCCGCGTGTTGCGTGCTCCACGAACTAGCGAGACTTGTCTTCTGCTCGGCATTCAGTTTGCCCGGTATCTTCAATAATCCAGACAGGCGCGTCCCGTTGCGAAAGGTTGTAGTCCCATGCTCAGATTCAGCGATTGCTAGCTCGATAACGGCCCTTGCCGCTTGAATCGGACTCACGCCCATCAGTGGATCAGTGCCAGCTCGGTGGCGCAGGTGGAACACTTCGGGCGGTAGCAGGCGCTCGGTCTTGCCGTCCCGGTCTTGATAGTCGTAACCGCCGATGTTGTCGCCCTTGCGGAGTACCGTTATGCGTTCAGGTGCCAGCGGCTGCAGCTCCCTGACTTGGCCGTCATAGCCGCGCACGATGCGGGCGAACCCGTTACCGCGTAACAGCATGCAGGACGTTAGCCATTCGCGCAGCTCTACCGCCGATTGCTGGCCGTTGGGCGCATGGTGTAGAACGGAATAGAGCGGGTGATCCTTGGCCTTGATACGGTCGTCCCCGTCCCGTTTGTACAGGTGTAGGGGTAGGCTCCCGATGGCCTCAGAGATACAGCTCACGGCCGCATAACAGGCGGCGACGCTCTGAGCTGATTCAGGGTTGACGGTGCCACTGCTCAGGCTGGCGAAGTTTGACCAATAGTTGTCGCCGTTGCTGCGCCTCTCCAGGCCGATGGCAGACAGAGCGCGGGTAAAAATGCTCATGCCGTTTCCAGCCAGGCGCGATTAAGATCCACGAAGCACTGCCCATGTTCCCAGAAGGACTGCCCCGGCATCGAGCGCATGGCCACACTCGTATCTTGATAGGCCGGGTCGGCCGTCAACGTCACCTCGAGCAGCTCCACGGTCAGCAACTCACGCACCATCTGTTTGCCGCGCTGCTCCCAGCGATCACCACCAGGTGCGACACGAAACCCAAATGAGCAGCCGGACACGTCGCCACGATCCACCAAAATGGCAAGGTCTTTGCCGTGGGTGGTGTCGGGCAGGGCCAGTTCAAAAGCCAGCCCGTGCGCGTCCTCGCGTAGTTGCAGCGTGCCGCCTCGGGTGGTGCCCAGCAGGGCGTCGCCTTGATGGTGATAAAGGGCGCGAATGTTGGAACCCGTCGCCAGCGATTTGGCGAAAGCACCCTGCCTGATAACTTCGGAAAAGTCGCCCAGGTTAGCTTCAGAATTAAACGTTGCCGCATAGCCGAAAAGGGTTTTGCCCTTTGCCGACAGCGTGCCTTGGCTGCGGATCTCCAACATTCGTTTTTCCCCTTAGATGCTCAAGTCTTCGATAACCGTAAACGCTTCAGCCCGGCGCGGGATCATGTCCACAGTTGTCAAGATTCGCACCTGAATTGCTCCGCGTGAGTACGGGCCTTCTGCGTATTGATTCGTGAGAATGTCAACTGATCCCCAGGTGCCGATAACCATCTCGGAGAAGTCGCCCACGATGATTCGGCCCTTGTTGGGCGTGCCGACTTTGATGTCCAGTTGATTCGTTACCGAAACTGGCAGGCCAGCCATTTGGCCGTTTTCCATCAGGTAGCCAGGCAGTCCGGTGGTCTTCAGGGTAGAGCGCAGCTTCTTTTCGGCGTAGGGCATGGTCAGCCAGGCATTTGGACTGACGTTGAGCATTCCCAAAGTCTTCAGAACTTCGAGAACGGTTTCCCAATTCAGCGTTGCCAGCGTGCCAACACCAAGCGCAGCAGTTAGCAGACCCTTGGGCTCGGTGGTGCCGTTTCCGTGAAGCATGGCCTTGTCGACGGCCAAGCCGACAACTTGAACGAAGTCGTCGCGGACAAGCTGCTCGATGGCCGGATTGCTCTGTTGCAGCAACTGGCGCGACAGCTCGGTGATTGCGCCAACGTGTTTTGGCTTCAAATTGATGTTGCTGAAGGTGATGCCCGAATCAGTCAGAGCGGCGCCCTCAGCGATCCACTGCGCGGTGGCCGTGGTGGCTTGGCGCGGAATCACCGTGTCGCCACGCAGGTTGGGCAGGACTCGCGCACCTAGCGACTTCACCAGCATGGCGTTACGCAGCAAGCCAACAAATTGATCTGCTCGGAAATCAGGGGGAACGATCCCGGCGGCGGTCGTGGTGGTCTGCGCTGCACGTTTCTCAAAAATGCTTTGCGGGATCAGCACGCCCTTGGCTTGGACACCAGAGCGTTTTTGCTCGGCGTTGAACTCAGCCAGGGCACCAGTCAACGAGCGGTTTTCCACTTGGGCGTTGATGGCGTCCACGATGCTGATTTGCTTCTCCAGGCTGGCCGTGTGCTTGTCGGCAACATGGCCCAGGCTGCGGCGCTCGGCGTCATCCAAGAACACGGCGCGGCCTTCCTGGCCTTCAAGCGCCACGATCTCGGCCTTGATGGCGTCGAACTTGGTTTGTGCCTCGGGCGTGAGGGTCGGCATGGATGCCAGCAGGGTGCGGGCTTCGGTAACTTTGGCGGCGCGAGATTCGCGGATGGCGGCGATAGTCATTTTATATTTGCTTTCAAAAGTTGATAGATTTCAGGCTATCACATAACACCATTTAATGCAACTTGGTTGCGTTTGTGTTTTGGACGTGAAAAAACCCACTCAGTGGTGGGCTGGGTTTTATGGTGCGCTGGGTTTTCAGGCTTCGGGCTCTGTTTCGGCCTCATTTATTTCAAGGAGCTCAAGGTGCTCAACTTCAAAAGGTTGAGCACCTTGAGCTCCTTGAGCATGTTGAACTGCCAGCTCCCTATCGTTCAGCTTCCAGTACCAGCCCTCGGCCCCCTTCTTTTTCACAACCACGATGGCGTCAGCGGCGCGGCGAATGGATGACCAACTGATACCAGCTTCTTTGCCTTCAGCCTGAATCGTCTTGCATGGTGTGATGCCATCCTTCAACACCTCCCGCAAAAAGTCGGTTGCCGAATCAATGGCGCTTCTGCCAGCGTCTTGAGCTTCATTCGGATCACTCAGCAGCTCACGCGCAGATCCCGCAACGGCCGCGCCCCACGTCACATAGCAGGCCTCGATACCCGGCAGCGGCTCACCCTGTTCAAGGTGGTATTCATAACCGCCATCGTCCGGGCCGATGTTGGATTTGCTGCGGGCCAGGATGCGCCGATCCTCTTTACCGTCTTCGCTTTGAACTTTGGCGGCGACCAGTACGACACGAGCAATGGCGACAAATGCCACGGACCCCATAACCCGCTGCGACGGGTCGCCACCTTGCCCACCCTTGCTGAAGTGTGTGATGCCAATCAAGGCGGCGTTCATGTTGGAAGCCAGATCGACCAATGGCTGTAACGCTCGGCGGGTTTCGGTGTTTTTGTGGCTGTCGCCGGTCACCGCGCTGACGATGGGGTCAACGATGATTAAGCGAACGTCACCGATTTTTTCGGCAGCAGCCTGCAATGCCTTCATATCGCGGGCCGGGTCGAACGATAGCGACTCTCCCGCGATGCGCGTGCTATCCACGAAATAAACCCTGTTTCTATCGCCACCAGCAGCCATAAGGCGCGGTAGCAGCGTATCGGCCGCATCGTCTTCACCGCTCCACACCAGCACGTTGCCAGCCTCGCATCTGGAACCATCGGGCCAGCGCCCGCCACTGGTCACGGTCGCAGCGAAGGCGATGGCGATAGTTGTTTTCCCTTGCCCAGGCGCTCCCGCGAGTAGGTGCAGTTTTCCCTTGGCCAGCCATTCATGCCAGAGCCACTGTACCGGCTCAGGTTTGAGGTCTGAGCCACACAGCAGCACCACGCCATCCTGCACGGGTGTCTTTTTCACGATGCGTTTTGCCTGAGCCATCACGTTTTGAATTATTTCAGTTTCAGCGTTCATTTTGTATTGCCTCCATGAGCGAATCATTCAGGTCGTTCTGATCCTGTTGAGTCACTAAAACTTCTTTGTCAGCAGCGGCCCAGCGCGTTGCGCAGGTCGTGGCGGCGGCGATACCGGCCGCGTCTTGGTCTTGAGCGATCACCAGCGTCTGAATGCCAGCCAATACCGGGAATTGGCTAAGGTGGTTCGCGTCAATCATTGCCCACACGGGAAGTGGTGCCCAGGCCAAACTAAGGGCGGTTTCCAAGCCCTCAGCGATGCCTAAAAGCGCGTTCGCCTCGTCGTCAGGCGTCAACCGGATGCAGCCTCCCACAGTCGAGTGGTTTGCCAGCAGCAGGCGCGGCGGGTCAACGTCAGCTTTGCCGGTGGCTGTAATCCAGGTGCGGTGCAGACTGAGCGGCTCATTGGTGTGAACGTCAGTTACCAATCCCACCAGTGCCGCGCCGATATACCCGCTCGGGTGCTTCAAAGTCGGGTGCCACTTCAGATCACCATAGGGTGGTGCATAGCACCTGCGGGCCTTGAGGTAGTCCAGCGCCACGCCACTGAGCGGGATGCACTCGGCCCACAGCTTGCGGCCCCAATCGCTCAGGACGGTATGCTTTTGCGCTGCGGGCTTGGCTTTGATGACAGGGGCGCTGCGCTCGGTGCCATGGCGGGATGACTCCACGAACGAGCACCTGAAGCAATGGGCGATGCCTTTGCCGCCATGCTCGATAGTGATTCCCAGCGTCTTGCGGCCGTCGCAGGCGGGGCAGTTAATGCGATGTTCACCGGCCTCGTAATCAGTCCAGATCAGCATGATTTCACCCCCGTTATTTTGGCAAAGGCTTGCAGCGCGGCGAAGTCTTGGCAATAGCGGCTCATGCCGTGTTTGCTGTGAATCACAGTGAAGTCGAGATCACGTCCTTTGTGTACGGCATGGCCAGCCAGCGCAAACCGGGCGATCAGGTTCGCCAGTCCTTTTTGGTCAGGTCGCTGGCCTGTTGGGTAGTCCAGATCGTTTTCTGGCGTAAACTCGCTGTGTGTAGTTTTTAGAGCGGCTTTGGATGTGTCCAGCATCCCGGCCGCTTTTTCATGGGCGTTCATTAAATAGCGCCTTGAGTGCGGGCAGTCAGAAACGCATCAAGGGCAGACTGGCGATAACGAACCAGGCGGCCTACTTTGATGTAGGGCAGGGGATAGCGTTTGGTGCAACGCCAGATTTGCAGGGTGGTGGGTTTGACGCCCAAGAATTGGGCCGACTCAACTTCGTTGCGAAGCGGGTCAAAAGTGGCTTGATTGTCCAAGGTAATCCTTCACATTTACCCGACAACACAGAGCGTGTTTCGTTTGGGTCTGTAAAGGAGTTTCGAGTTTTAGGCGTTTTTTCACCCCTACGTTGACGGACTTTTTTAGGTCGTCAACGTAACGCCTCAATACCTGATTTCACGATGCGTGTGCCGATTTGCAATTTGAGGTGTTTCCCCAAACATTCGGCAAAACCCGCGAACCATGAAGCTGGGTCTTTCGGTGGCGGCGCTCCAGTCAACTCTCGGACACGCTCTGCCAACATTGAAACTAAATCGCGAGCACGCATCTGCTCGGGCTTGCTTGTTTTGCCAATTTTGAATTGCTGGGCGGTGTAATTGGATGCTGTTTCCAGAGCCGCCACCCAATCCCATACCGACGACAAAAGAGATTCGCCCGGCTGTGTGATTTTGGCTTTTATGTGGCGGTCAAGCTCTACGGGCGGCGCGCTGCCATAGGCTAGGTAATCCGTGTGGGCGTGCAGTGCATCGCGTGCAGGTTGTCCTAGCATCCTCAAGCTCGATAGCAGTCTGCGTGCATTCGCTTCCACAGCTTCAATTTGCTCACGCTGTTTTTTACCGGACTCAAGCTCCCCGTCGATCACCATCTGGCCTATGTCACTTGAATAGTCCAACAGTGATGATTTTTGTCCGTCTGTGAGTGCTGATTGCTCAAGGTGCAACAACAATTCACGCCGGACTGATTCTGGTACAAATTCAGGATCAACCATACCGCCAGAGCCACACGATAGGTCAGGTTTCGTTCTCTGATAATTCATCACTTGCCCCCCATGAATGCGGTGGTGGCCTTTTCCATTGCTTCTCGTACAGGGTCGGTGTCTGCGATGCGCTGATAAATGGCGGCGGCCTGCATGGACTTATGCCCCAGGGCTTTGGCATTGATGGCAGTATTTGCGCCGGTACGCACCAGCCACGACCCCATTGTTCGACGTAGGTCGTGAATGCGCAGGTCTTCAAGCCCGGCACGCTTTTGCAGTGTGGCCCAAGCCCGTTTTGGCTCTTGATAATGGCCGGTCTTGCTTTCAGCAGGGAAAACCCAGGGTGACGTGTCAGAGTCAAACCTGCGCTGAATAAGCACTGTCATTGCCTCGGGGGTCAACGGAATGTTCATCTGTTCGTCACCCTTGGCGTCTTCGGCCTTGATGCGCCATAAAGCCTCATTCATATCAATGTCGCGCCAGCGCATCGACAGCACGTTGGAGCGACGCGCGCCAGTCAGCAGCGCCAGCATGAAAAAATCCTTGGCTGGGTTTTCAGTTTCGCTCAGGGCAGCAAAGAACCGCGCAAGCTCGGCCGGTTGCAGGTAGCGTTGCCGTGAATTTTCCTTGTTCTTTTTGATGCTCTCGGCCGGGTTGTCGCCCGCCCATAGCTGATGTTCTTTTGACCAATTGAAGACAGCCTTCACCAGCGCGACGGCTCGGTTTGCCGTGGTGGGCGTGTCGGTGGATAGCGCCTTGTGCAGATCCATGATTTTTTTATGGGTGACATCTGTCAGGCGCAGTTTGCCGATTGCCGGTTCAATGTGGCGGCGGTTCAGACCCTCGTACTCGATCTTGCTACGCGGTCGCATGGCGTTTCCCGCGAGGTACTCGGCAAATAACTCGCTGAATTTAATTTCACCACGTAGCGCACGGCCGGCCGCGCTGCTACTTTGACCCAATGCCAGCTTTGCAACTATCTGCTTTGCCTGCGTTCGGGCGTTCTCAACGCTCAATTTGTCAGCCCGGCCGATGGTGACGCGCTCCAGTGCGCCGCCTTTGATGCGGGCCAGCACCAAATAAGACTTGGCGCCGGTTGCACTGACGCGCAGGCGTAAGCCCGGTTGCAGGGTGTCTTGATACTCCACACGCTTACCCGGCTCGGCGGCGGGCAGGGCGTCAACCCCCGTCTTGGAAAACTTGAACTTGATCGAACTCAT